CAGCGTGTAATTGCCGGCGGCTTTTGTCAGATTTCCGGTTTTATCGACACGGCCCGTTTCATCTGTGGTCGGTGCATCAAAAGACACCTGCCAGTTGCCCCGAAACCGTCCACCGGTATATCCGGGCGGCGCTTTGATATCCATCCCATCCACCAGTCGATCTTTCTTCTTAAGCCGTCCGGTTTTAGTCAGGTTGGCAGGGTCCGATTTTTGCGCTTCGTTATGATCGTATACCGCCTGATTGTAAGAAGCAGCCGTCTGGTTGATCCCCCAGAGTTCGGGGTTGCCGACAGGCGACATCATCACCAGTTGATTAAGGATCCGAATGCCGACTGCGCGAACGACTGCTTCCTGATTCGCTTTGGCTTTGTCCACAAACGCGGTGATGGCAGCCGTAAACGCCTTATTATCGCTCATGCTATGTCCTCAACTGAGATTTGTAGCAGAGCACTACCGCACCCGGTTTCACGGGGTTAGGTTTAACTACGCGGTGGCTTAAGCCGTCCACGACGATCAGATCGCCGGTTTTAATTTCCTTCTCAGCAGTGAAGACAATCCGAATATCGCCGTTTTCAATGACGGTTCCATCAATTTCGCCTGGCGCGTAATCCGTCTTCACTCCTGTGGCGGTGAACTGGGTATCCTCGGAACGATGCTCCACACCACCGATGACGATTAACGTGCCCTTACGCGTGACGTCGTATGCAATGCCGTTCTGCTTGAGCATACGAGTCGTTGTCGCCTGTATTCGCTGATAGTTGATGGCCATTACGCGCGCTCCGCGAAAGTATTGATTGCATATCCACGCCCACCAGCCAGGTCGCCGAGAATAGCCATTACCGCCGGGTAAGTTGGCGTAAACACCTCACCGTCGGCAACCGCATAAGTCATGGTTACGGCGCCTTCGACACGTTCAGTTTTCACAGCGGCTTCGCGCACGCTGGAGAGTAAATCGCCGTCGATTGCCTCTACCGCCAGCATGCACTGCGCGGTTATAACCTGCCGTGGTACTTCATCCGGCGGGAAATCATGTTCATCCAGAACGACATTCACGCGTGGCCATGCCAGCGGCTGTCGAGGGGCTGCTTTGGAACCTACCCAATCAAGCCCTTCCAGATAGTCCATCGCCTTAATCAGTAACGGCGCGAGCTTTTCAGGCAGCTCAACTCCTCTCAGCGTGGCAAATGACGCCAGTTCATCTTCACTGGCGTAACTGTTAACGTCAGCGGCGGTGATATCAGTAATAATCATCTGAGCATCCGTTGAATGGGGCTTACGCCCCATCGGTTAGCCTGCAGCAGGTGCGGTGAAGGTGATTTCCTCACTCGATTTAGCAATACCATCAACAGTACCAGTGACTGTGAAAGTACCTGCCGTATCGGAGGTAAGTTTGACCGTAGCCCCACCAGCAGAGCCGGTTTGAGAACTGGCAGTGCTGAGCGTGCCGCCGGTTGAATTCCAGGCAACGGTTTTGCCGGAAACACCTGCACCGTTTAGCATGTACTTCAGGGAAATGGTGACCGCATCGGTGCTGTCAGCGGTTGCGGAGGTTTTATCCACTGACAGCGTTACTCCCCCGCTGCGGATCCCAGCTTAATCAGCACGCCAGCCGTAGATTTGTTACTGGTGAAGTGCTTCTTCCAGTTACCTGCGCTGCCGATTTTGGTCAGGTCCGGGTTGTCACCTTTGGAGGTATCCCAGCTGTAACCCAGCAGGTCGACATTCACCACGCCTTCAGCACGGTACCCGATCGCCAGGTTTTCCTGATCGTTGATGTCGTAGGAACGGAACCCCGGAGCCTGAGACTCAGTGACGGTCACTGCCCCGGCCACCAGCCCGAGAATCGCATCCGCGTCCATGGTGTCAGTAACCAGCACCGGTTTGCCCAGGGTGCCTGGTTGGCCACCGTAGACCACCACGCCCGCTTCTTCGTAGATTTTGTTGGCAATCGCCTCATCTACGATGTCAAAGTAGGTTGCAGAGTGCATCACGAACAGGACCACGCGGTTAAACTTGTCCCCGTATTTGCGCAGGCCACGTGTCAGGGTCTTCTTGCCGTCTGTTTCGATATCGGCGGTGACCACCATATCCGCGTTGGCGCCAATAGCCGCCGTTAGCGCCTTCAGGCCATATTTCACGTAGCCTTCCAGCGTAGCGTCAGCCACATCAGTGCCGATCACTTCGGAGAACTCGTCAACCGAGCGGCCGCGGCGTTTGAACGCTTCTTCGGTAGTTTCGTATGGACCGTATTTCCACGGCGCTTTGACGGATACGGCTTCACCGGCGCCAATCTTCTTACCCGTCACCTTTTCGGTGGAGTTAACGTCACGCGATTCGATTGAGCCGCCCACTTTGTAGAAGGCTCGCTTGCGGAAATCGCCTTCAATCAGCTCGTTATCCAGCAGGATCGCACCGTTGGAGGACGCGTTGAAAATAGCCAGGTTGTCCTGACGGCGCTCTAGGAAGGCGGTCTGCGCCAGGTCGTCATAAATGATCAGGTCACTATTAACAGTGGTAGACATGGGTTAATCCCTTATTTTGGAAGTTTGAGGAAGGCCTGCTGGCCATGCTTGCGGATGTAGTCCGCTTTGTCGCTGGCGCTCATTTCGGAACGTTTGAGGCTGCCACCACCGTTTGGTTTGTGTCCGCCCGCGCCGGTGCCTTCCGCGCGTGGGAACAGATGCGGAGCCGTCTCCTTAAGAGACTCCGCCCACTCAAGCGGGCTTAGTGGGGTTTTGCCGTCTTTACCGAACAGAACGTCGCCATTTGCATCAACTGCTACGGCCTCGCCTTCGTCGTTGAGCTGGAATGTGCCTTTGGCACGCAGAATGAGATCGTCGGATGCTTCCGGCAGTGCGCCAGCTTTTGAGGCTGCTGCACGGATTGCATCGCCCAGAACTCGATCCCGGAATTTGTTGGAGAACGCTTCGGCTTTGTCGGCGCGTTCATTTGCGGCTTTAATCTGCTTATCAACGTCAGCACGCAGACGCTCGGTGCGCTTATCGAGCACCTCATCAATTTTCCCGGCGGCAATCAGCTTTGCCTCTTCGTCGTCGGAAAAACGCTGCAGGATCCCGCGCACTGCATCAGGGTCGATACCATCGAAGCGAGACAGGTTTTCTTTTTGCTGCTTGATGGTCCCCAGCAGTTCGCTATTTTTCGTTTTGAGGCCAGTGACTTCGCTGGTCACGCGCTCATCAATCAGCTTCTGGATTTCTGGGGTGATTTCGATACCACCGCCACCGCTGCCCTCACCGCCGCTTTCAGGTGCGTAAAATTTCAGAAGCATGTTTCGAATTAACATAATTTCCCCTCGGGATTTTGCAGGGCCTAGCCCATAAAAAAGCCCCAGCGGATGCCAGGGCGTGAAGAAAGTAATGGTTGTTAGTTGTCTGTGCCTGAGAGCTGCTTAAGACGTTCGAGGGAGATCCACTCGCCTTTATCAGTGAACATATCAGCCAGGTCGATTTCACCCGCGCGGAACAGACGTCCACGCTCGGCACCCAGAACCTGATCCTGTCTTTGAGCGGGCTGACGCTCGAGCCATTCCAGATACGTGGTTTTAGCTGGTACCTGGCCATCCATGCTGGCACGAGTGCCCTCGTCCATTTCGTCGATATTGATGCCGAGCTCTCGCCATGACTTGAGGATCAGGGTTTCAGTAGAACGGCAGCAGAAATGAATCTTCCCGGGTCCCTGTAGGTACGGCACCTTATGCCCGACCGGTTTGTTATCCAGGGTATAGCGCAGCAGGTCACGAATAATGCAGTCGTGGCTGGTTTTATTGTCCAGCGTAGACAGCCACTGTTTGCCTTTCACGATATCGCTGTTGGCACTGGTGAAGCTGTTGCGTGCTGTGGCAGCCAGATGATTTACGGCTGTTTTAGCAATGCTGGCGGCATTTGCCCTGCTCATCTGCAGCGCGCCGTCGCGGTAGTCTTTATTGGCGTGGCCACGAACACTGCGCGCGATTGTTTCTACCGTGTCGCCGGCAAGATAACCCCTGCGGACGGCGTTCACGATACGCGCCAGCCTGTCCGATTCCAGATTCTCCGCCCATTCACTCAGCAGCCTCCCCTGAAAGGGCTTCGCCATCGCCGCGGCATACACCATATCGGCAGTGATGCCCTGCAGAGGATAGTGAGACAGGACCTGTGATGGCAGAAGGGAATCGAACAGGCTCAGCTGATAACTGGCTTCGTTCTTTGCAAGCGCCACCAGCTCACTCTCGAGCCCTGCCTGCATGGTGGCTACGGCCTGATGGTTAAGCTCACGCACGCTGCCCAGTAAACTCTGCAGACGGCTAACGGTGAAGCTCTCAGGTGGCAATCTGTCCAGCGCATCCAGTAGACGTGCCGACAGGTCAGCATCCGTCTCGTTAAGCAACTTCACCATCCGGTTTGCCACGCCCGTCGCATAACGGCTAATCCAGACGGAATGTGCGATCGACTCATCGCGCAGGCTTTCGTTTGCGGTTGCCATATCAGCCCCCGGTCAGCGTGGGGGCCTGATTGCGAAGCGCATCAATAACCTCGTCCGGGCTGTCGGCCGGGTCAATGAGATCAAGCTTCTGCAGCGCGCGAATCATATCGCTATCGCGCAGCGCACCGGACTGCCAGGCGTTGACGATTGCAGTCACCATGCCCGACTCGGCAACCTTCGCTATGAATTCCTGATTGATGGTGTAGCTCGTCGATTCTCCCTTGATACCGAGGTATTTCGCACACCATCCCAGCGCCAGCGTGTAGGCCTCAGAAACGTTTGAAACGCAGATACCGAGCACGGATGTGGAAGATGTTTGCTCACCACTCGCCTGGGTAGCAGTCTTCGCCGTGGCGTTCTGCTCAATCAGCCTGGCGCCAAGCTGCACCATGTAATCGCGTTTGCTGTCCATGGCCTCTTTAGCCAGCATGTTCGGCTGCGCCTGGGCATAGCCAAACGAGCCTTCTTTGGGAAGCAAAAGCGGTGATCGGGAACCAATTTTTACGCCCTTCTTCTCGAGGTGGTCACGCCAGCCGGTATCGAGCCCAGTCATGTACGGCTGCACCTGGCCACAGAACCATACGCTGTCTTCATAGTCAGCGCTGTTTCGGTAATGACCGTGGTTTATCTCCACCAGCGCAGCCAGCGGTGAATCATCAATGGTAGGATCGTTGTTCTGGGCCCCGACGAATGTGAACGGGATTTCATCCCAGTAGTCCTTTCCTTTCGGCTTAGGGTGGTACTCACTGTCAACTGTGTAGGTTCCGCTTGCGGTGCCACCTGCCCGGCGCCATACCCGGCAGATGAACCGCCCTTCTTCCAGCGCCAGCTCGCGGTACTGGATTTCATCCTTGTAAGCATAGCCATCCGGCTCTTCTACACATTCGCGCAGGACCACAAGCACCAGCTGATCGCGCCCGTTAATACGCTTTGTTCGCCAGTTAATGATGTTCTCTGCCGGGTAGCGGAGGATAATTGCTTCGTCGGATTCTTCAGCGTAATCGACATAAATGCCCTCTCGCGCGACCTCCAGCACGTTCTCGGCCACCAGCTGTGACTGCTGATAGATGCTGGTACCGGCCCCGTCAGCATTGTCCAGCAGGTATTTCAGCTTCTCAGGACCATTAAAGGTAGGATCCTTTCGATATGCCATGCCAAGCATGCCGATTTTCGTGTTGCCGGCAATGGAGTAGAACACCGCACGGCTCAGATAGTCCTCATTACGCTTACGGTTGCGCGTGGATTTATCAGTTGGGTCGAGATAAGGCAGGTACTTATTACCCGCTGCCTTTACCGCCTCAGCTCCTTTGCAGAAGTCCCTGTATTTCCGCCAGGCAGCAGAAGCCGCCCGGTGTTCTGGTCGAACCCAGGTGATATCGTCGTTTGCCATATCAGAAAGTGGTGTCCATTGTGATTGAATATGCCGGTTTCACGATCGGGTAATCCTTCACGATGAAGTACCCACCAGCATCATTGGGGTGATCGTTATCAGCTGATTTGTCCGGTTCGCCATTGGCCGCCCAGATTTGCTGTTCGAGGCTTTCGGTATAAACCGGGCAGTTCTGGACGTTCACCAGATAGCGGCGTTCGCCGCTGGCGTTACAGAACATGGCGTTCATCGAGTTGATACGGTCCTTAACCGGCGGGTTGGCATCATCAACAATGACGCTGAATCCGGCATCGTTGAGCTGAGCAATATCGGTCTTGCTGGCGTTCTGCGATTTGCGTGAGTCACCAGAGGCATCCGGATAGATGTAAATCTCCCGGCTCTTCACGTAGCGTCCATCCTCGTAGCGCCAGAACTCTTCCTGAATGCGCTTAATCATCGCCGGCGTGTCGTAGACTTTCACCAGCTCACGAACCGCACGCGGCAGACCGTTACGCTTTACGTGAACAATCGCGGCCATTTTTCCCACGTTGAAGTCCATCCCAATGAACAGCGGATCCCCATCCTGAATCTCGTCAGAACAGTTATTTAGCTTGCGGTTAAAGGTGTGGTAAATGGTCCCGCTATTAAGGTTTGTGAACTTCCCGCGCAGATAAGCCTGGATCAGTTCATCAGGATAAGAACTCAGTAACGACGGGATGTAATCAGGCGGTAGATTCTTCGCATTGTCGAACGTGCTGGCCTGAATCAGTCCATACAGGGCCGCCAGTTGGGGCTTTTCACGCACTGCCTTCACGAACTGCTGGTAGACAAACTTGAAGCCTTCCGGCGTTGTCGTTACATCTATGCCGTTACGTAGCCCATCAACCTTGTAACGCATACGGGCGATGATTTTTCGCCAGGCCTGCTGCGCTTTGGCTGCCGCCATGACGTCCAGCTCATCCACCATCGCATTACCGATTTTAAAGCCGACTATTGAGCCTGGTTTCTCCATCGAGCGGCAGATGGTTGTCCCCCGGTACCGTCGCCCCTCATAGAAGTGAACCTCTTTGTTCCCTTCGTTGATTTTGACGTTTAAGCCCCAGTCAAAGGCCACCTCTTCAATCGTCGGGTAGAAGATGTCACGAATCTGCGGGTACGTCGGCGCGAAATAACCCTGGTTGATTTTAGGGTGTTCCCACATCCCCTTACAGATGCCGCCACAACCCACCCACGTCTTACCGGAACCGAACCCGGCAACGTAGGCTTTGAACTTGTGCTGCATCGCGAGGAAGCGCGCCTGAGGAATGTTAAGTGTCGGGCTGATCCCCATCGTCCGCCCTCGCGTCCACTACGTTGATATTGATCTGCACTGGGGTCGGTTCGTCATCATCACCATCACCGGCCAGCTCTTTACGGAGTTTCTCAACCTCCAGCTGTCGGCGTTCGATTTCAATCTGCTGCAGGCGCTGCGCGAATTCGCTATCGGCCAGGCCCAGGCGCTTCATGACCGCTTCGAACATTCTTTCGCGGCTGATGGCTGTGATTTCAACGCCATTCTTGCCGACCTTCACACCGGAGTAAGCGAGCCGAGAAGCTGCCGGGAGTTTGCGCGTATCGGGGAAATAAGGCTGGCCAATGCCGTCGCCATTGCAGCGCGGGCATTTAGGGTTAGGCTCTCGGGTGTGGTCGTAGCCATAGCCGCCTGTGTCTTTTGGTTGCCTGGCTCCTTCCCTTCCCTCAGCCTTTGCTGTTTCCTCTTCAAACTCAACTGCATCGCGCCATTGGAAGTGATGGCCAAAGCCCCAACAATAACGACAGGCGCCGCGGCGATACTGCGAAAGCTGGTTTGCATCGAAAGTGGCGAGCTGCCACATCTGCGCAAGGACTTCATCGGCACTGCCAAGCGTGCGCGCAATGGAGGCTTTCTGCTGCTGCGCAATGGCTTGCGCAACTGAAGTTTTCTGAAGGAGTTGATAGCCGATTTGTTCAGCTGATTTTTTACTGTAGCCAGCCCGGATACCTGCCTGTGTGGCATTGCCATCCTTCAGGTACTCCGCGACAAATATGCGCTGCTGAGCTGTAAGTCCATCATCATCCACCAGCGCATCTGCGCTTTTATCTTTCTGCGCAGTGCGCACTTTTTTTAGCGCAGGTTTTTGCGCAGTAGGCTTTTTGATGTATCGGCGGGCGGTAGCGTAATTAAGTCCCTGCGCTTCACACCATTCCTTCGGTGATACGCCTGTTTTGGCATGTTCGGACAGGAACCGTTGCTGAAGCTCGCCCCAGTCCGGTTTTGCCATATTTTTTCCTTGCGTCACTCACTGTCAAATAGCAATAAAAAAGGCCGCATGAGCGACCTTGTTTTGTGAAGTTACGATTAAAGGAGTTTGATTTTGACCTCGTACCCTTCAAGACCTGTCATCACTTCACGAGCGATAAACTCAATTTCGGAAACTTCATGGCCTGTTTTTTTTCGTAACTCTGAAATTTTTTTTGATATGAGGGCAGAAATTTCTTCTTCTGCCTTGTGCGTCAGTTCTTCAATTTTCATTATTACCTCTTTTGGCCGTTTACTATTTCCATTATCAAGTAAGGCGACAGTCATAGATGAGCTGCCTTAAACCTAACTGTATGTAAATAGTAGACTACCTGTATTACAGATGCTGAATGGGCTAACGTTCAGCTTGACCCCTATGGGGTCCCCAGCGTCAGTGATGCCCCAAATAATGATAAAAAAAGCTCCTTCATCATTACAAGAGCTTTTGCCATATGGTGCAGGATGCCTCCTGGTGAATCGTCTCTTAGCCCCCGTAACCCCGCAGCCTCATTTGGTCAAAATTGGCGCATGACAAGACGAACAATCAGACACATCCCTGCCACTATGAACAGGGCCAAGTCAAAACCTTCCGCTAAAGTGAAGCCAGCTATAAATGATTGCCGTTTCCGCCTGAGATTGATAGAGCAGGATGAGGGGCTTCACGTTATTGCATTTAAAAGTGCATTTAATTTGCAATATCTGGGTGAGATGTTATTTTGCCAAAGCCTTAGAGCAAGAAGCACATAAGCATAACAAAAGATTCGACTAATACTTGCCCCGTATCAGGGGCATTTTTTATGGCCGAACGCAGTTCAACCCATTCCTTTTAGTGTTTGTAATTTTGAGTGAAATCTAATCTCCTTATAGGGGATATTAGGTAGAACATATGCAACATGTAAGAACTATCAAAGATTGTCAGCCTGAGGAAATTCCTAATACTTTTCGCTTACGCTTGTTGATTATTGGTTAACTGCCAGGCTATCCAAGACTCTGATGCGGAGAATGCCAACTCCAGGGAATCATCGATAAAAAGAGCATGTGAAACTGAGACTCCTGTAGCCCTCCTTGTGAGGGCATTTTTTTACATTGCTGCGCTTCGCTTGTTAAATATCGAGTCTTTTCTACATTTTAAAGGTGCTTTGCTATGTCAGGTAAAGCCGTCGTTCAGAAATACCCGTGTGCTCAAGGATGAGCCATCCCTAGTTTTTCCTTTCCAGCTCTATCTGCCTTATACCAGCCAGTTTATTGTTGCCCTTCTCAATCACTGCCAGCAGCGGCTTAATCCAGAGCACGGCCTGGCAGTATGTTATTGAGCCGGCGGCAGCGGTACTATCATCGGCTGCGTCAGGTCTGTTGGTATCGGTACGCAAGGCGCTGGCACGTAAACGGTGCGCGTATTCGAGCAACCCACCAGCAATGTCAGCAGGAATAAGCAGATCACAGGTTTTTTCACGGCGGAGAATCTCCCGGTATTCGATTACGGTTTCTTCGGTGCTGGTGTCGATTAGGGAATTCAGCCTGTTGGTTTGTTCCGCCACCTTATTGAACCGATTGAAGTTGAATGCTTGGGTGGCGATTATCTGCTCCTGAAGAGCATTGTCACTGCGAAGAACCTCATTATCACTCTGCAGGACGTTGGCATCTGAGCAACTTTTAACGAGTGCGACTGAGAGACCAGCAATAACCACAACCGCGATTGGTAAAAGATTAAAGTTCACTGGTCTATCCCCCAGCACGCCAAAGCACTTTCCTGGTCTCGCCGTTCTACCTGACCGTAGCAGCCGTTCTTCTGGCCTTTAGTCAGGCGGCAGTCGCGGCCAGCGTCTCTAATCCACCAGCGAATTGCCTCGCATGCCCCGGGGCGGTCACCGGCATTGATGCGCTTATAGAACGTTGACGGGAATCACTTACCCGGCCCGATGTTGTACGGACAGAAAGATGCGATCCCAGCTTTCTGCGGTTCGGTAAGCGGTACCGAAATATTGCGGTCAACCCATGCCAGAGCCTTATTGCGTTCGATAGCATTCACCAGATTGCATTTGGCCTGTGTCAATTTCATGCCCTGCACAACCGGTTTACCATCAACCATCGTTGCGCCGCGGCAAATAGTCCAAATACCACCACCATCTTTGTAGGCCGTGAGGCTGTTACCCTCTTTCTCATTCAGAAACTGATCGAGAATTACGGATGCAGGAGCACCAGCCAGTACCAGCCCCAGAACTGCAGTACTCAGCTTTGCTCTGGATCTCATCACTCACCTTCCTTTTGTAATGCCTCAACGACCACGCTTGCAGCAGCAGGACGCTCGTGAAGGGGTTTATCACCAACGCCTTTCAGGTAGTCATTGACCATTTTTGTTCGCTTCTCATCCTCTCTACGCCTACGGTTTGCATCTACCCGCCCGTTAATGTACGAGGCTAGCGAGATAAGCAGACCAGCAGCGCCAAAGAACATGAACACCAGATCCTGAGTGGTAAATCCAATGGCTGACGCCAGAGCTGCTACCCACGCGAAGAACTGCGTGAAGATGTTCCCTGAATCATTCATTTTCATGGTCTCTCACCTCGCTTTGTGCGGGTGCTGTTTCTAGAAATAAAAAAGGCCGCCGAACGGCAGCCTTATAATGATTGATAGTTTCCGGAGCTTCTTTCTCCTTAGGATGGCAATAAATTAAACTATCCTTAAGAAGAGCCACTTACATAAAAATATAATTACCTATCCACATAGTTTTAAAGTGTTATTATTTGCACTAAGTCATAACTTAGCTCTTTGTGGATAAAAGAAAAACAAGCGGGCATAAAATAGAGTGGTTATTGCGGAGAGGAGTGATGTCGTTCTCCGCGCTTTTTTACTCGAAGCGATTTCCGTTCCATAGAAGTTTCAAAACCCCGCATTGTGTCGCAATTGCTAGTTAACTTATTGTCCGTTACAGCTTTGGCTCTTCAATACGTTCGCTTATCACTTCGACCTCTCCATTGTTGGCGAGATCATCTCCACGGGACACATACCATGCGCCGTAGATAGTTTCACCCGACTCTAAATCGTCGATTTTTTCGTGCACGTAGTAAGCGATCTGCCTGCTGCCATTGTACTGAATCCAGTAATAGCCTTCTCTCATCATTCCCCCCTCCTCTTCGATATAGAAAGTATAAGAGGCAATGAATATTGATGGTTTTAGAAATTCTAAAATCGCTATGAAGCAAAAAGCCCCACGGGGCTAACCGCAGGGCTTTAAACGAAGGCAATAACCCATCGTTAGAGCAAAATTACCACAGATTCGGGAAAAGTAAATAGCTCGCGATAAAATAATACCCTACTTTGTTATCTGCTTCAGCTGCGCATCAGCCCAGGCCTCTTCGATGTCAAACCTGGTGATGAGCTGATCGTAGAATGGCTTAACAGACTTCTTCCATGTATCGAGGCTGATTACATCAGTTATCTCACTGACAGCTGCGTAAGCCTCAGTTGATGGAATTCTTTCAAACCCCCGCCCGCTGCAGCGCTTGCAATCAGCGAGTACCGGAACGCCCTGCTGTTCTGTAAGGGCCTGATTAATGGCTTTCCCGCGTCCATGACAATCTCTACAGGCGCAGCTGACAACCTTCTTCCCCTTACACTGCGGGCAGATAACGCGCGCTACTTCCCTAACCTCTCTACGCACCTCATACTCAGAAGAGCGAATATTCTCGACACCCATATGCAAAGACATCTTCACGATCTTCTTTTCTTTTGCCGGAGTGTGGGACTCCATGCTGAAAACCTCAGCGTCAATAAATCCTTCCCCATTGCAGCCATCGCACTGCTTCACGCTGGCGGCGCTGCGGGAATAGTCCTCGAACGCGAAGGTGGCCAACTGGTGCATTACTAATGGCTTAACCCTGGCATCCAGTTTGCGAAGCGCAGCAACCCGATCGCACTTTGTAAGCGCATACTGGGCCAGCAATTCGATCGCCCTCTCCCGATCGTTACTGCTGATCCCCATCTTCCCGAGAAAGGCGCTGTAACCCAAAGCTGCCCGTTCCTGCGTCATGCCCATAGCGGCCATGATATCCGTTCCGGTTAATGAGTCTGACGCAGTAGCACGCGGAGAGTCGCTAATCATTGTCGATTTGGCGAAGTGATATTTGAGAGTGTTTTCAAGATTCATGCGGTCTCCAGCTCGGTGATGGTGAGTTCTAATTTCCCGCCCCTAATGACAGGCATTTTCACAACGCGATAATCCACAACCTGGCAGTCATCCAGCCAAAATCCCGCCTTGGTTAAAGCGTCAAATGCAGCTTTCTGAAGGTTATCCAGATCGCGGCGCCGGCGGTCGGGCATGTGACATTCAATTCGGATTTTGAGTAGTGCAGCCGTCCGGATATTAAGCCGGGCGCTTCGAATGATACTGGTCACGTCATAGCGGTACGCGACGCCATCAGCACTGATATGCGTGCGCCCGCGGTTGTGCCGGTAATACCGGTTGTTGCTCGGCGGCCAAGGCAAAGTGATTTGATATGTCTTCACGTTCACCCCCACATCCGGTTTCGCCAGCGGCTATCCGGGCGCGCTGGAGTATTTGAGGTCGGAAGGAATGCACTGACAGTCCAGGTCACGTAATCCTGGTTAAGGCTGCGCTCAACTCGCACGCCGCGCGCTTTGTAACGCTTGACCAGTTCGTCGGCCTGTTCGGTGCTACAGTCGGTATGATGGAACCATGTAGACTTCATTCGATCACCCCGCGAAGCCAAGCAGCTGTGCGGCGACATTTTCTGCCTCATCGCGACTGCGGAATGAACGGGACAGGACCCACCGCCAGAGGACATCGAGCGCAGCTTTATAGAGTTGCTGAAACTCGGGCTCGTCCATGTTGGCGAATGAAATGCTGCGAGGATGCTTTTTGAGTGTGCCGTCAGGTAGCTGAATGGCATCAAAGTGCCCTGCCTCAACGATCACCCAGGAGCGGTAAGCATCGAAGGATTTGCACAGGCTAATGCCATTCGTGACGCGCCGGTAAGCAACCTGCTCTAGATACTGCTCAGCAGCATCGATCAGCGCGCCCTCATTCCCGCCATACGAAGCAAGGAACTTGGCGTAGCCAGTGATCAGCTTCCGCTCGTTACTCGAGATAGCCCCGCCGGTTGGTTCCCAGTATTCAAAACCGAGATTGAGAAGCGCGAAAAAGCGTCGGTGGAATGCCGGGTTTCGTACACGTCTGAACTCGGCCACAAGAACATCGCCGAGCCGGGTTTTGGATTGCAGGATATCGCTGGTCTCGGGAGTAGCCGGGATCAGTATTCCTGAATGGTGTTTGATAAGTTGTAATTCTAGCGCCATGGTTCTCTCCGTGGCGCATCAGGTATAGGGTGTTCAGGCCTATGAAAGAATAATATCAGACGGTGGTGTAACTCGGTACCCCAGTCGTTTTGCAAATTGCATAAACCCGTTGAGAGTGAAGATTTCTTCCTCGTCGAGTAACGGTCGTAATGAAACTATTCCATTTACTCGATAAACCAGATATCTCCCTTCCGCCGGGAAGCTATAGATGACTGCGTTATCGGCCCTTCTGACAACGTCGTACCATTGATCATCTGCATTAAAGGCATCTGCACTACACACTATTTTCCCCCAGAGCGACTTATTGACACGGTAAACAGTAATCGGGAACAGCCAGGGGAGCGCAAACAGCAATACTCTTTGAAACTGCTCCAGTGAAATTCACGCGATTAATTAAACCACTCGTCAGCGCTTTCCCAGGTCTCCTGCACGATATGTTCGACCTCTTTCTTGTCACCCCCGAAAACAGTCAGCCCATCATGGCTGGCACGCTTAATCGTAAGCTGGCAATCATCAAACTGCTTGCTGAGCCTTTTCAGCAGTTCTGACTCGAGCGCAGGTATAGATCCATCAGGAAGTTTCTTCATGCGATCAATGGTTAACTCGATTTTCAT